TGGGCATCGAGCCCGGCGCCATGCCGGCGCACCTATTCGACTATCAGGCCGAGTGCGTGGCGTTCGCTCTGCGCCAGGGCCGGGCTGCGATGTTTCTGGACACCGGCCTTGGCAAGACGCGCATTCAGCTTGAATGGTGCCATCAAGCCGCCGCAGCCAGCAACGGGCGCGCGTTGCTCCTGACGCCGCTGGCCGTGGCCCGGCAGATCGAGCGCGAGGGGGTGGCGCTGGGCTACAACGTCCGCGTGATCCGCAGTCAGGACGAAGCGCGCGACGGTATCAATGTATGCAATTACGACCGCCTCGGCGCGCTGGATACGGTGCAGTTCGGTGCGGTATCGCTCGACGAAAGCTCTATCCTCAAGAGCTTCACGGGCGCCACGACTCGGGCGTTGATCGCGTCGTTTGCCGGCCATCGGTTCAAACTGGCCAGCACGGCAACCCCGGCGCCGAATGATCATATGGAGCTGGGCACACACTCTGAATTTCTGAGCCAAATGCGGAACGTCGAGATGTTGTCGCGATGGTTCATCAACGACACCGCGACGGCCAGCCAACAGTGGCGCATCAAGGGCCACGCGGTTGATGCGTTCTGGGATTGGGTGGCCTCGTGGGCGCGGTGCGCTGAGACGCCGGCCGATCTTGGATACGACGCATCCCGATTCGTGTTGCCTGCGCTTCAGATCCATCGGCACAAGGCGGCGGGCGACACGCGCGCGCCGGCCGGGATGCTGTTCGCGGGCGACATGAGCGCGACGAACATGCACGCGGTCAAGCGCGAGACGGCACAGGCGCGCGCGGAGGCGGTTGGCGCCCTGGTGGCAGCCGAGCCGGGCGAAGCATGGGTCATATGGTGCGACAACGATGCCGAGGCCGACGCACTGATGGCGGCGGTTCCTGGGGCCGTGGAGGTGCGGGGATCGCACACGCCAGACCGCAAGGAAGAGGCACTAGCGGCGTTCGCGGCTGGGGAAGCGCGATACATCATCACCAAGCCGAGCGTGGCCGGGATGGGGTTGAACTGGCAGCATGCCGCGAGGGTGGCGTTCGTGGGCCGCAGCTTCAGTTATGAGGCTTGGTATCAGGCCGTGCGGCGGTGCTGGCGATTTGGCCAGACGCGCCCCGTCGATGTGCATCTGATTGTTGCCGAGGGCGAGGATCAAATTGGCCGCGTGATTGACCGCAAAGCCGGCGACCACGCTACCATGAAGCGAGCAATGGCTGCGGCCATGGCGCGAAGCCGGGTCGAGCGGGCGGTTACTCGCGTCCGATATGAACCAAATCACGTAGGGAGGCTGCCTCAATGGATGTGCGATGCTTGAACTCGGCTCACGGCCAGCGATGGACTGCCATCAACGGCGATAGTTGCGATGTGTTGGCGCAGTTGCCCGATGCATCCGTTGGCTTCTCTGTCTACTCGCCTCCGTTCGGCGATCTTTTCGTGTATTCCGAGAGCGAATCCGACCTTGGCAATTCCGCGAATGACGCCGAGTTTTTCTCGCATTACGAATTCATCATTCGCCATAAGCTGCGGGTGACGAAGCCGGGCCGGATGACGGCCGTGCATTGTTCCGACCTGCCCACGCGCAAGTGGAAAGATGGATACATCGGCACGAAGCCGTTTTCGGATGACATCGTGGCCGCGCATCTCCGCGCCGGATGGACGTTCGTGCGACGCGTCACCATCTGGCGCGATCCCGTGGTGGAAATGACACGCACGAAGGCGCTTCATCTGCTGCACAAGCAAATTTTGAAAGACAGCACATGCTCTTGGCCGGGGACGCCGGATTACCTGCTGATCTTCCGCGCGCCGGGCGAGAACGCCGAGCCGGTAGGGCACAAGCCGGCCGACTTCCCGGTTGACCTTTGGCAGAAATGGGCGAGCCCGGTGTGGTTCGATATCTCGCAAACGGCAGTCCTTAACAACAAGGCCGAGGCATCCAAGTGGGTCGGGGATGCCGTAAGCCTGGACGCCGCGCGAGACGAAGCGGACGAGAGGCATTTGTGCCCGTTGCAACTGCCGCTGATCGATCGGGCGGTGACGATGTGGAGCAACCCCGGCGACGTGGTGCTCTCGCCATTCCTTGGGATCGGTTCCGAGGGCGTCGTTTCCGTGAAGCGCGGGCGGCGGTTCTTCGGCTGCGAGTTGAAACCGTCCTACTGGCGGCAAGCGGTGCGGGCGATGGAAGGGGCCGAACGGGGCGCCGTGGATCTGTTTAGCGTGGCGGCGGCATGAGGCCGGAAGATCGCCTCCAATCCCGCGCGCGCATGCTGCTGAACAGCCATTTGCCGGCGCCGTGCCATTGGTCCAGCGTCGGCCACGAGCGCAAGCAAACCATGCGACAGGGCCAGATGCAGAAGGCGCGCGGGGTCAAGCGCGGGCTGCCTGACATCATGATTTGGGCGCCGGGCTATTTCCTCGGCGTGGAACTGAAAGCGGGGAAGAACACCGCGACGCCAGAACAGGCCGCGTTTGGGCAGGCCATGGCGCGGTTGCAGTTTGGATACCAGGTGGTGCGGAGCGTCGAACAACTCGGCGAGGCCCTGGAACGCCACTGCATCCCGTTGGCGCCCGGATGGCGTGTGGCGGCGATGCACCACGATGCGGCACTGGACGCGCCCGCCAAGGGCCACAACAAGCCGCCGCGTGCCCGTGCCGCCAAGCCCACGGCGCGGACGCTGGCGAAGCTGGCGAAGGCGCGGGCGGAGACGATGTTTTGATCTCCCTCCACCTCACCACCAACCCCCGCGCCGGCCGCATCACTATCCACGGCGAAACTTGGACCCTCGCGACCTGGCACAAAGCCGCCGAGGGCCAGATGCACGCCACCACGACAGACGGCGAGCGGGTGACGCTGGCGACCACGGACGGCGAGGACGGGATTACCGGCGGCATCACCATCGGCAACACCCCAGCCGCGCGCATCTGGACGATCCGCCACGGCGTGCGCAACGGGGCGACCCTGACGGGGACGGCGTATTTGGTGCCGTCAGACCAATGGTTGGCGGATTACGTGGAGCGGATGGCGGAGAGGGTGCGGGGGTGAAACCGGAACCCATCGCCACCAACGATCAAATCGACCGATGGTTGATCCGCACGCATCTAAAGCCGGAGGCGCAGCGCGTTGTTACGGCTGTGTTTTGGGGCCGCTACACCGTTGAGGACGCCACGCGCGAACTACGCGGCATCGCGTTCATGTTGGCCGGCAAGTGCAAGGTGGAACCGGCGCTGGCCGATGACGTGGCGATATCGGCGGTTGATGAGGAAATGCAGCGGCAGGAAGCCGAGCATCAGGCGACGCTCGAGTATTTAGCGCAAGCGGCATTCATCGCCATCCGCGACGGCGCCGACTTGGCGAAGGCCCGGCGCGTCGTCGCCGCAGAGGCAGCCCAGCGCCCGCTTGCGCCACCTTTACCGATCCTGACGGCAGCCATCGAAGCAGCAGCCCAGCAAGCCCGGAGGGCGGAATACTGGTGGAAGACACGGGAACGGGCGGAATGAACGCGCACGCCAAGCTCGAGGGGCTGTATAGCCGTTGGGCGCTGCCGTCCGACACGGACGACGACGACCGACAAGGCGACTTGCTCGAGAAAAACAAGCCGGCTGCTTTGTGGGTGGACGATGGCCCATGGCTTGAGGTGGAGATTACGCGGCGTCCTTGGATTGCGCCCGGCTACCTGATGCGCGGCGCTGTGACCGTGGTTTCCGGCCCCGGTAGCGCGGGCAAGTCGAGCTTGCTTGTGGGGTGGTCTATCGCTCTTGCTCTTGGCAAGAGGTGGCATCGGTTTTTCCCCGCCGGCCCTATGCGGGTTTTCAACTACAACGTCGAAGACGACAGGCTCGAGCAACAGCGCCGCATGTCGGCCACGCTGCGCCAGTTTGAAGCCGCGCCCGGCGACCTGGCCGGGAAAGTGGTGCGTATCGGACCCAACAGCACCGGCACCTTGTTGCGGCGTGACCCTATCTCCGGCCGGCTTGGGTTTACGGCGGCGATGCGGATGCTCGAGACCATGATTGCCGAACGGAAGCCGGATGTGCTGATCCTAGACCCGCTGGTGGAACTGCACGACGCGGAAGAGAACGACAACACTGCCATTCGTGCCGTCATGGCCAAGTTTCGCGCGTTGGCCGTGGAACACAACATGGCGGTTGTCCTGATTCACCACGCTCGCAAAGGGGCTGGCAGTTCGGCCGGCGACCCTGACAGCTTGCGCGGCGCCTCAAGCATCGTCGGCGCCGCTCGAGTGGTTCTCACTGTGCTTACCATGGACGAGGAACAGGCGGCGAAGTTGGGTATTCAGCCCAAGGAGCGGGGTAAGTATTTTCGCGTAGATGGCGCCAAGTCGAATTACGCGCCGCTCCACGATGCCGAGTGGTTTCAGCGCATCGAATACCAACTGGACAACGAGGAAGGCGTAGCTGCTGCCGTGCCATGGGAGCCGCCCAGCGCCTTCGGCAACATCACGCCGACGGCCCTGAACACAGTTCTAGACCAGATTGCCGCAGGTCCGTCGCCCGGCATTCTCTACAGCCCCACCAAGCGCGGCGGATCGTCCCGTTGGTGCGGGCAAGTGCTGATGGACGAAGCCGAGATGGAGGAGGCGCGGGCAAAGCAGATTATCGCGCAATGGATTGAAAGCGGTCTCCTCCATAAGACAACATTCCACCATCCCGAATTGCGCCGCGACGTGCCGGGGGTGCTGGTGGATAACGCCAAGAGGCCCACGGAATGACCGCGCAGAACGCAGCACCTAACTGCGCAGAACCGTCGCAAACTGTGCGCGCAGTTCAGTTCGGCGCCTATAGCCAGAAACTGAACTGCGCGCAGTCCAAAGTGCGTCAAACTGAGCGTGAAACTGCGCAACACTTCGTTCCGAAGGCCCCACACAGTTCCCCCCAGAGGGTGGGGAACATGTGCGGGTCGCCGAAGGAAAAACGGAGGGGGATGGGAATGTTTGCAACGACAAACCCCCGTGCGCGTGCGTTGTGTCCAAACGGGAATAGCGGGGGTGGCGATGGGGCCGGATGATTGGGTGACCAAGCAGAAGGTGCAGGTCATCGACTGGCCGAAGCCGGGCAAATGGACTGCCGAGTGGATCGGGGTGCAGTACACGCCGCGCGAAGGCCAAGAGCCGACATGGTTGGCGCGGGTGGTTAGCCGATGGTTGTTCGGCGTGAAGTGGCGCAAGCGTGGGGGTGGCGATGGGGTGGCGTGAGGTGTTGCGCGGGAAATGGAGCGGCGCCGTCTACATGGGGCTGTGTGATGCAGAGGGGCGGGGACGAATGGCGCAGGCAGATGTTGCTGTTGCGGCGCTCTTTGCCCTGCCTCCGGCCGACCGCATTGCCCTCGCGCGGGAGTTGCTGGAGGGGACGGGTAAGCACATCGCGGGCGCTTTCGAGACTGAGAACGCCGCGTCGGCGCGGGAGGAAGCATGATCCGGAAATGCAATTCGTGCCGGTTTTTGGTGGACGATTTGGCACGTGAGCATGCCGAGT